CTCACCGTATCCTTTCGCGACGTAATCGAACGTCCGATCGACCGCCGTGTCGCTGCTGTTGTAAAACGTAATCGTGAACCCGGTGGCGCTTTTGCTAGTTATAGCATAATAATCGCCGCTGTTTAAGTTTGACGCGCTGATACCGATACCCTGCACCGCTTTGAAAGCGGGCGAGAATGTGATCGCCTTCGACCCTGCACCCGATGCAGTATCTGCGACCGCGATCGTCCTGTCCGGCATATCGACGCTGACCGACAAAGCCGACACCGCAGGGCTTGCCTGTTCGTCTGTGCTTGTCAGGATCGCGCGAAACTTGAATGCCCGGGCTTTATAGTCGCCAACAAAGAACGGCGCGAAATCGGTGTAGGTCGGCGATCCCGCCGGGTCATCATCTGTCACCGCCACTTGTAGCTCGACGTTTGTATCATCAAACGCTTGCGCATCGCCGTCGAACGTGCCGACAGCATCATCGAATAGACCTTCGTGACTATCGAACAGCACAACATAATCAAGGCGCGACACGTTGACCGTAGCGGTCACGCGGCTGGTATATACCGCCCCCAGATCGACATAGTTGTCGAAATCATAGGTTCCGCTCGTGCCGGTGTTACCGCCAGCACCGTCGAACAATCCTTCGGCGTCGTCAAAATTGCCGGTAAGCTCGTCGAAATTGATAGCCGATTTCAGCTTCAAAACATCATCGACAACGACAACGCCGGTCTTTGTGCCGCTAAATGCCGGGTGTTGCGTCGATGTTTCGACAACATTCAGCCCTTTGATATCCTCAATGATGGCGACCTTGCTTGTCGCGTTCGTCGAAGCGTTGCCGAGTTTATCGACCGCCTTGATGAAATAGGTGCCGGTCATTGCCGGGACGATCACGGTATTCGCCGGACGCGATACCTTCGGCGCAAGGTCGATGCTGTTGCTGTAGGTCGCTCCGGTCGTTTCCCGGGCGTGACGGACGTGATAGTGCGACAGATCAAGATCACCGACCGGCGTCCAGCTTAGGTGTGCTTCGGTGCCGATGATATTGACCGAAAAGCCGGTGACATCTTCCGGCGGCGCGGTCTTACCTACCACCTGATGCTGTTGGCTATTGAACGGCGATCGGACGCCTAGACCGTTAATGATCCGCGATCTGACATCATAAATCGCGTTATCTTCGACATCGACAAGCTCGAAAATGTTGCCGGAACCAATGCCCAGGACGGTATATTCGCTATCGGTGCTTTTCTTTGCTTGCACCTCGAATTGCTTTGCATAGATCGACGGTGACGCGACTTCGACAACAAGCACCGAAATCGCGGTCTGATTTAGCGCCCGCACCTCATCGGTCACAGTCATCGACGGCGCTGTCAGATCAAACGGATTTGGCAGGGTGCTATTATCTTGCAGGAAATCGGCTTCTTCTGCCGACCAATCAAAGACGCTGGACGCAAGCTCACGCAACATCAGATCAACGCCCATAATCGTGCCGTTGTCGCTGCCCTCGAACACAAGCGACCATTCGGCCACCTCGAACACCTTAGAGCTAAACCCAAAGCGATCATTTGTGACCTGTACGGTGTCACCTACCGACAGCTTGAACGCTTTCAGATTTGCCGGGAAATCCATCGTGACCTGTTGCCGGTTACGATAAAGCGCGATCTTTGCCAGACGCTGCGCCATCGGGGACGATTGCGTGTAGGGCAGATCATAGTCGAGGAATTGCTGCAAACCGCCGTCTTCGGTCTCGAACGTGCTGCTGGTGATCGCCGGATAATCGGTGACGACATAGTTGGTCGTCGTCGGCACAAACGTACCTTTGACGCCGTTGAAGTTATCCCGGCGGCTGCGTTTGGTCTGCACTCCGATCGGCCCCCGCAGATCGTCGTTGGTCAGCGTCAGGGTCGGGCTGACATATTTGCCCGCCTTAATGCCAAACTTGCCGTTCGTGTAGGTCATCGTGCCGCTACAGGCCGACAGAAGCCCCTCAAGCACCTGCCGGGGGGCGTTGGCGCTGTCGATGGTGCCGTGACACTCATATCGACTTTCTGTGCCACCAGCGGCCAGCGTTACGCTTTCATCGCAGATGTTGGCGGCAGTTTGGAAAGCGGTGTCGTCGATCTCGTCAGATGCCGCTGCAAAACCGTATGACGCATTGGTCAGATAGTCGCGAATGACCAGCGCCGGGTTGGTGCTATATGCGGTGGTGGTGTCACGCGGGTCATAGAGCTTTTTGCCCTGCACAAGCGCCGAGATGTTCGGGATGCCGTTCGGGAATGCGTCGGCGTCGAACTCTAGCCGGACATAGATATATGCAATGCCCTGCAAGCGGTGATCTGCTGTCCAGCCATCGACCTCGCTGACAAGATCGCTGTCAGCGGTTTGTGTCGTCGTCCCGAGATGCTTTTTAACCCGGACCTTGCCGTTGTAGCGTGATGGCGCTGTAGCATTGCCGCTGCCATCAAGTGTCAGGGCTTCATCATTTAGGTAGATCGTGCTGATCTGCTGACACTCGTGCGACGCCAACAACACTACCAGATGCAAATATTGATCGTCGTCTGTGCTTTCGATGAACGCCAGCGGGCCGGAGACGCGCGTCTCACCATAGACCGCCCGCCGCGCAGTGATCGGTTGCTTGACCATCTGCGTCCGACCGGTCGCGTCAGACGAAAACGACGCGAAATCGCCGAGCTTTGGCTTAGGGGATAGGCTTTGCGAAGCTGACGACAGGGCCGCGCTAGCTGCTGCGCGGATCGCGAAGGATTGCAGCGCAGTATATCCGCCAACCGGGCCGAGAACAGCGGTCGAAACTGCTGCGACCGCTAGATTGACCGGATCGGATAGTGCTTTGACGAAATTCTTGAAAAAGCCCATCTAGCGCCCCCAGACAACCTGCTTGTCCTGCAAACCTGCGATAAAATCGAGACCCTTATCATTCGGGTAATCAATTTTCTGGTCTTCGCTAGTATAGCGACGCTGGCGGCTTCGCTCTAGGTCGATCAGCTTGCTTTCTGCGGTGACGGTGATTTCGGCTGATGCGCCGGTATCCTCGACGGTCATCACGTCCATCTTGCCCGCGAACACTTTGATCGGATCGGCCACCACAGCGCCCGCGCTATCCAGAACACCGACATAGACGTTAAGATCGCGCCCCTGATAAGCGGTCGTCAGGGCTGACGCGATTAGGCTTGTGCTAAGACCGGACAGCTTGATCGTCACGCCGTTGGCTTGCACCTCGGCGTTTTCGCTCACAGACGACACCGACAGGATATCACCGCCCGCCAGGAATGTGTTGCTGTCGATCGTAATCGATCCATAGCCGGTCCATAGGCGCACGATGCCATCGCTAAAATCCATCTCGACAGCGAAAAACGGCGACAGTTTTGCCGCCGTAAGCTCGTTGTTGACTGCGGTGGTGACTGTCCGGGTCATACTGCTTCCACCGCTCCGAATGCTATCGAATAGAAACCATTCGTTCCGATCGACCAATTCGCCGCGCTGGTCGAAAGCCGGAATAGACCTTTTGCCCCGCTGACGATAACCGTCGCGTCATCTGCCGGGCTAGACCGGAGATCGGGCCAGATCGTCAGATCAGCCTCGCCGGATGCGTTGCTATCAACATCATCCAACACCTTGTAAAGCTGCGCACCGGTACCGGACCCTAGCTGAATATAGTCACCCGCCTTTAAGTATCCTGTAGCTGACGCGGGCAATCCATCGATCGACAGGGTGTCTCCGGTCTGCGAAGCGCCGTTGACGACAGGGGTGCCGGGCGTCGATGCTGCCGATCCTCGGGCGGTCGCACCGATCGGATCGCCTAGCAGGAACGTGCCATAAGGGCCATAAAGCTTCGTCAGGAACGTCACCCACGGTTCGGCGGTCTCGCGCTTCATCGGCGGCAGGACGATATCGGCTTCCCACCGTGCGCCAATATTCCGCTGCACCTGCTGCGCATAGGTGAAGGGCGATTGCGTCAATGCCGTCGAATTACGCGCGATCAGATTGATCTGCGCAATGCCGGTTGTCGGGATGCTTAGTGGATATGTGATCGCCATAGCTTACCCCAATGCCGCCGCGTAAGAACCGCCCCGACGCTTTGCATCTAGCACCGCACCCTTTGCTGCGTCCGCGATCTGCGGCAGCATCTGCAACACCTCGGCCCGCACCGTTTGGCTGACGCCGGTCGTCAGATTGATCGTTTGATTGACTGTCACGCCGCCGCCAAGCGAACCGTTTGGCACGATAGTACCGCTGCGACCCGGCACCATAAGCTCGGGGCCGCGTTCGCCGACAAGATAGGGCCGACCGGCTGTGACCGGGCCACCCATTGCGCGGGGTTCCACAGGTACAGGTTGTGCGCTAAGACCCAGCGCCCTAGCTAGGGGCAGTGTGACTGCTTCGCGTATCGCCATTCGCGCGAGATCGCGCATAATCGAACGCGCCATATCTGCAAATGCTTCTTTGACTGTGCGGGTCTTAGAAGCGACATCGACAAGCGCATCCTCTAACGACCGGACACCGCGCGTTCGTACTTCTTCCATCGTGATCAGCATAAAATCGAAAGATTTTTCGATATCTTTGCCAGCTTCTTTGCCAGATTTGCCAACGTCATCAAGCGCCGCTTTGTGACGCTCGGCGGCAAACGTCGCCTCCTGTATCTTGATTTCGATGTTTTCGAAAACACCGACTAGGCCGAGATCAACATCAGAAATGTCTTCAATCGATGCAAGGAACTCGTTGCCCAATGCTTCGCCGACATCCCGAGCAAATGACAGAACATCGTTCAGCTTGCGGATCGTCAGGTCGACAAAGGTCTGCACCGATTTGGCGGCATCGCGGAACAGGCGAACAACGGTCAACGCGAGATCACGGCCAAACTGTTCGACGCCGCCCGCCTCGCGGATTGCGTCCAATACATTGAAGCGGATTGCGTTTGCTAATTCCTCGAACGCCGGGGCAAGCGCACCGACGACGCTATCGCGGACACCGCGGGCCAGCGAAGTCAATCGCAGGAACGCATCATTGGCCCGCTCGACGCCTTTGACCGTCACAGACGACAACGCAATGCCGAGATCATCCACCTCGGCTAGCGTTGCCTGTAGGGCGTCCCTGCCGCCTTCTAGCGTGTTGATGAACGCGACGCCTTCGCTATCAAACAGCTTGAATGCAAGCCGGACCCGATCGCCGCTGTTTTCCACCTGATCGAAGGCGCTGGCAAGCTCTAGCATCTGCTTTTCAAGCGGCAGCTTCGCAAGCTCTTTCGCGTTCAGCCCTAATTCGATCAGGGCGTTCTTTGCCTCGCCTGTATCGACCGCCGCCTCGGACAGACGCCGGGTGAAACGCTGAATTGCCATATCGGTCGTTCGTGTAGAAATGCCCGCTAGCTCGGCAGCAAATCGGAGCTTTTGCAATTCTTGCGTTGTGACGCCTAGCTTGCTGGCAGTCTTGCCTAGCGCGTCAATGCTGTCGAGGGACGACTTGACCAGCAGACCCAGCCCAGCGGCCCCCACAGCGCCGACAATCGCCGTTTGAAAGCTGAATAACGCCCTGCGGACCTTGCCGAGTGATACCGCGATCCCTCGGAACGCTGCCCGGGTCCGATCGATGGCTGTGATCTGAATTTTAAGATTTTGATTTGCCATCTTCCAGAACCTTAAAATATGCAAACCACTCGTTGATTTCGGAAAGCGTCAATTCCTCAATCTCGGCTTGCGTCTTGTTCAAACGATCCGCCAACGCCATCACATTATAGCGCAACGGATCGCTTTTTAGTTTTTTTCCGCTACCTCGACGCCCTCAACATCGGCAAACATTTCGGCAGCGATCGATGAAATGACCGGGAGCGGCTCATCCATCAAATGCGTCTTGTCGGCAAGTGTAAACAGCCGGTTGTCATCTGCATCGCCCGCTTTGAGGATGATCAGATCGACCATCCCATCGATCGTCATATCATTCAGAAAGTTTTTGTGCTTCTTCTGAATTTTGTTCAGATCGCCCGCAGTGATCGGATAGACGTGTATGAGCAAGGGCGAACCATCCTCACCCCACTCAGGGACGCTGATGACCCGCGCTTGCTTCTGCCGCCTCTCGGCGATCCTTTTGCCTAGCGACATCAGGTTACGGTGCCTTCGGTCAGCCCGCCGGTGATCTGCATTCCGAAGGTGGCTTCGACCATACCATCGGCTGCGACGCTAATGTCGCGGCTGGTGATCAGTGCGGTGCCGGACAGCTTGTGATCGCCGCTGGTGTTACCTTCCATCTGCAAGTTTACGGTCACAGACGACCCGACAGTGAAAGAACCCTGCCCGCTGGTGTCAGTGTCGTCGAAATAGCATTCGACGGTCGCGGTGGCATCGGTAAAGCTGGCGACGTAGCTTTTGGCGCTGTCACCCATTACGGTGTCTTCGATCACGTCAGCGGTTTCGTTGACGGTGAAGCTGCGGACCTCGGCGATCGCGTTGGAACCGCTCAACACCGTGCCTTCATTGCCTTTGAAAGTTGCCATAATTAACTCCTGTTATGCGGCAGTTTCGACATCATTTTCGGCTGTGCGATATTGCACAGTCACGGTAAAGCGACCCACGGCCACCGGCTGTTCGCCGTCACCCGCAAAATCGGCTTCAAACGCTGTAACCTGTACGTCTTTGGACAGGCCACCCAGCGTCACATCCGCCGCCAAAGCTTCTTCCACTTGAACGGCGATTGTGTCTAGCGTGTTGTCATAGTTGGCTGTCGCCGACACATATGCTTCCACGCTTACTTCCAAAACGCGATTGATCGATCGCGATATGGTCAATGTATCAAATTCGACGGCCTCAGACCGTGTAAAAATGCAAAGCCCCGGCAGCTTGCCGCTTTCGAGCGGATAGATGCGTGAGCGAAAGACGTTCGACCCTGTTGTCGTCAGCCCGGTCAGCGCCGTCACAATCGCGCTTCTAATCTGTTGCCGAACGTGCGCCATCAGTCTTTTTCCAATACGAGCGTTGTGATCCCGGTGCCGTCATCCTGTACGATCCGCACAGTATAGGCGACCGTGCTGATAACGATCGCGTCACCTTCTGCGGCGGTTGATACATCCGCAGTCCGGCAAAGAAAGCGCGGCTGCTGCAATGCAATACCGACACCCCCGCCAGCATCGACTTCGACGAAATCGTTGTCGAAAATGCCGTTGACCGTTGCCGCGTCGCCCCCGGTCGGCGTATAGGTCGCCGCCGTGCCGAAATCATCGACACCGAAGAAAATCGCCCGATCGTCTGCACTCTCGACCGCCATCTATTTCGCCTTTTTCTTCGCTCCGCGCTTCAACAGCGCCCCTGCGCTTTTGGTGGTCAATCCTACCGCGCGATCCCCTTTGACGGTCTCAGCGTCGCCCACAGGCTGCGCCTTGCCGATATTGATCAGTTGAAGCCCGATCTTTTCGGACACCTCAACGACAGAACCCGCTTCGTGCGGGACACCTTGAATAAGAACATCTCGGGTGCATTTGATCTGCATTTGAATACCTCGCAAAGAAGCCGGGGCGACCTAGGCCGCCCCAGCGTTGTTTTATGCGTTGATGTCGAGACACGCCGCGAACGACTGCGCGTGACGTACTGCAACATCGACCTCTTGAATGACGCGGATACGAACCGCACCGGACGAACCGCCGGTGTAAGGATCGATCAGGACATCCGGGGTCGAGAAGAAGCCGATCATCAGTTGCGAGAAATCGCCGTAGATCATCGCGGACAGACCGGTGCCGGTGCCTTTGGTCAGGTCAGACGGTACGTTGTTGGTAACCGCCATATTGTAACCGTACAGGCTATCCCAAGGCGCATCCAACAGCATTACGCTGTCGGTCGAAGCGACCTTCGAGGTAGACGCGAGGTGCGACTTGACCTTTGGGTTGGTCAGGTATGCGAGGGTGTTCGCATTGATCGCGGCGTTATCAACCTCGACCTCTTTGACCAGATCGGTGACCTTTGCCCAGGTCATCGCGCCACCGTTGGTGCCGATAGCGACGCTACCGATTCCGGTGGTGCCGGTGATGCCGGTCGGCTCATTGGAACCGCCGCCCTCGATCGCTACGTCTTCGATCTTCTGCGCAATGCTGTTCAGAAGGTCGTCGCGGACGATCTGCTCGACGCTCGGGTCGGATTGGATCATCAGCAGACGCGACACATCGGTAAATGCGCCGAGCGACTTCGGTGACATCGTGACCTGCGCGAACGTAGCGTTGACCTCAGACGTTGCGCCGTTCTCAGCGACAAAACCAGCGGCGACGCCGGTTGCCAGCTTCGGAATAGCTACATCGCCTTTAAGACCCGACATAAAGCGGGTGCCAAGGTCGTTCATGACCAGACGTGCGCGAAGTGCGTCAACGAACTCGTTGCCCATATGATCGGTTGGCTTCAGGAAACCACCGGCGCTGTTCGTGCCAACGGTCAGATCACGCTTGCCGGACCAGAAGCTGGCCGGTGCGTAGAAGCCACGCGCTGCGCGACCAACACGGCTAGCGATTTCGTCGTTTACTTCACGCTCAAGACCGTTCAGCCCGGAACCGTTTACGACGCCGCGAACAGCTTTCATAAAGCTATATTCGCGCTGCTCTTTGGCATTGAGCTCGACCGCACCTGCGGCTTGCTCAAGCGGCTTACCTTCGCCGATTGCTTCCAGCAGTACGCCCCGGAATTGATCGACGCTCAGACCGTCTTTGATTGCCTTGTCGGCAAGGTCGCGACGGTTATGCTTGACGGCAAGCGAAGTGATTTCGCCTACAGTCTTTTGAAATTCACGCTTTGCTGCCTCGGCTGCTTCCGCGCGGATT